GACGCTGTAGCAGCCCTGCGAGGCAATATGGCTTCACAAGCAGGTTCTGTGCAGATTACACGTCCAAACCAACGAAAGCGTAAATAAGATTCTCTAGGAGGAGATAGTGTCAAAGAATATTGAAATGAAAGATGTAAAGATTAAAGAACGAGTAGTCCTTCGGGAGTATGACCCTATTAAGTTTACACAAAAGCTACAAGAGCTTTTTCTTGATGGGTGTGAAGTTGATACAAGTGTAATGCCTCGCTATAAGACAATGATGATGGAAGTGACCCTGACACGAGAGCTTTCCCTTGAAGATGTGAAGGAAGGTAAGGCTTACAGTCAGCAAACTCTCCATAATGTCATTGCAAGCGTAGAACCTAAGAGTGTACAACTTCCGAAGGAAGCTCTAGACGATCTGAGTTGGGATGCCCTCAAGGCTCTAGTCTCTATTCGAGGCATTACCGGAAGAGATCGTAACAAGATTACGAACGAATATATTGCAACTTATTCTTAATAAGTGTACTTACTGTTGATAAGTATTGACTTTTAGAGAATAAGTGTGATAAGATTAACTTTTCCTGATATACGTTATGTTGTTCTTTTGAACGGCCTCTGACGAAATAAATAGAGTGAAGCGTAAGACCTTCCACAAGACTGAGAAATCGGTTGGGAAGGCAGCGCACTCTCTTTATATTTAAGGGAAGAAAAATGGACTATGAGAAAATCTACTATCAGTTAGTAGAGAATGCTAAAAGTCGTGGACTAGATAAAACTGCTGTTGATGGATATTTTGAGAAACACCACATTGTCCCAAGATGTAGAGGAGGGGATGATAGTACCTCCAACCTTGTTCTGTTTACAGCACGAGAGCATTACGTTGCACACATACTGCTCTGGAAAATCTATCCCGAAGATAAGAACTTATTCCACGCTGCGTGGATGATGAGTAACAGAACCCTCCAAAAGCGGGATTCACGCCTGTATGCGCTGCTAAAGGAACAGCACGCAAAGATATTATCATCTCGCTCCGAGTTCAACAGTCCCAACTTTAAAGACCTGACGGGTAATACCAACGGAAAACTTACTGTAATTGAGTTTGCTGGTTGGACAGAGCAAGCTAAGGGTAAGAGAACTTCTCTATGGAGTTGCCAATGTAGTTGCGGAGAGATGGTTGTACTTCGCGCTAGATGCCTAGGTGGCAAAAATCCAAACAAATCCTGCGGATGCTTGGCTGCTGAGATAGCCGCAGAAAGAACCGGAGATAAAAATTCTTTCTTTGGTAAGAAGCATTCAGAAGAAGCAAGAAAAAAGATGCGGATGAAGAAGATTGGTAGAGTCGGCAACAATAAAGATAAAAAGATGTCCGAAGAGACCAAAGCGAAAATCTCCGCAACAAAGAAAGCAAATCCGTATAAGTGGGCAGAAGAACGTCGTCTGAAACAGTCCGAAAGAATGAGAGGGATATCTACTCGTGGTAGTGGTTGGAAAGCTACTCCAGAGCAAAGGCTCAAGCAAAGTGAGGGGCTGAAAGCCCTTGATAGGCGGGCATGGGATACTCCACAAGTAAAGAAAAGCGAACAAGCGTTACAGATGTGGGCAATGTCCGACTTTTACTACTCTGTATGGATTGAAGCCGGTAAGCCAGCAATAAGGAAGTTTGTGGCTTTCTATAATAAAATGTTTGATGACGATATAACAACAGGGGCATTTAATAAACTGCTCCTAAGATTTAAAGCTGGGTGGGTTCCCGTGGGAGACAGCAAGTGGGAAACTTTCAGCAGAGAGTATTTAGGAGAAATGGGATTTGAAGACAAGGGAAATTATTGGCCCCAGTAGTCCGAAGCAAGCGTTGATGTTGACCCAGACCGCTGATACAGCCATTCTCGGTGGGGCAATGGGGTCTGGGAAGAGCTTTATCTCATTACTTTATCCTCTGAAGTTTGCTGAAGACCCTCACTTCAGAGGAATTATCTTCCGTAAGTCAACTGGGGAAATCACAGCTCAAGGCGGACTTTGGGAGAACGCTTGTGAAATTTATACCAAGATTTACGGTAACGCCGAAGAGCTTAGGAAGAAGGGAAAGAAAGGCGGTATCAAGATTCATGTTAAAGACCTCCGAATAACTTTCCCATCTGGAGGGTCTGTCAAGTTTTCTTACCTTGAAAACAGCAGAGATTTGATGCGTCACCAAGGCGCCGCCTACACTTTTGTGCTTTTTGACGAGGCGACACACTTTACTCAGGAGATGATTGAGTACCTGATTAAGCGTATGCGGTCTGCACGAGCAAAGCACCAGAAGCAAATGGTTCTCACTTGTAACCCCGACCCAGACTGGTTTGGTCTGGAATGGATTAAACCTTATCTCACAGAAGATGGTACGCCAAATCTTGAGATGGACGGGAAGATTCGCTACTACGTTGTAGATAATGGCGATTACGTCTGGGCAGATGAACGGGAAGAGTTAGAAAGTGTTTACGGAACTGGCCCCGATAGTGGTATCAGGAGCTTTACCTTCGTAAGTGCTAACTGTACTGATAACATTCCACTCATGCGCGCAGACCCCACGTACCTCAGCAACTTGAAGGCGCAGCCCCTTGTTGACGTTCAACGCTATTTGTATGGGAATTGGTTTGTACGCCCCACAGCCAGCGGCATTCTGCGTCGAGAGTGGTTTATTGAGGAAGACAGGGAGCCTCCACACACGGAGATTGTGAGGACAGTGAGGGCTTTCGACTTCGCCGGAACCTTGAAAGATGACCTCAACTACTCGCCTGACTACACTGCAACTGTGAAGATGAGTAAGCTGAAGGACGGTACTTACTTTATCCACGATGTTCAACGAACCCGTATTCGTGCTGGGGAGTGGATGAGATGGGTTCAAGAAGTGGCTGCTAACGATAATAGTAGAACCGACATCATTCTGCCAATTGACCCTAACCCCGCTGCCGCTTGGGCTGCCCAACAGTTCGCTCTCCAATTATCTGGTTGTGGCTTTTACGTTCGTAAGTTCAAAGCTTCAGGCAAGAAGATTGATCGTAGCAGACCATTCGCTTCTGCGCTACTCAATGGTGGAATAAAGATTCTCAAGGATTGTGGTACTGATTATGAAAACCAGCAGTACGATACACTTAACTTCTTCTACCGAGAATGTGACGCCTTTGATGGAACTCGACGGTCTGGGGAATCGGGACATGACGACTGTGTGGACTGCTGCTCAGACGCCTTCGCTGCCCTTGCTTCTACTAGACAACTGCCTACCATCGCAGGCTCCCTAGCCTCAGCCGCAATCGGAAGAACTAATAATCTCCCATTTTAAAATAAAACTCTCAGGAGGCTACATTGGCCGAAAACATTGAAGCCTCTTCTGAGGCAACGGGCGATAGCCCTATCCCTAGAATTAGATTGGGACAAATGTCGTTCAACGGCGTTCCCACTCTAGGGGGAGAAATTCTTGAGAACTGCAATCATGAATTGGAGTTCCCTAGAAGTATCCACACATTTGACAAGATGGCGGAAGACCAAGATATCCAGCCCGCTCTTGATGTTGTGGATGCTTCTATTTGTAAAGTTCCTTGGTATGTTGAAATTCCTGAAGGGTATGAAGATTCCCTAAAAGATGAGAAGATGTTCCTTGAGCAATGTCTATTTAAGGATATGGAACATCCTTTTGAGGAATTTATTCAGCAAGTTGTTTCTATGAGGCGTTATGGATTTGCTCCTATTGAGAAAGTGTTCCGTAGGCGAACATTCTCCTCTGGTAGCAGATTCAATGATGGAAAGATCGGACTTCGTTGTCTACCCCTGATTGACCAACGCACAGTTCTTGGTTGGAAGTGGGATGAACAAACCGGACGATCCCTTACACATCTTGTGCAATATAATACAAAGCCTGTAGGGGTCAATCAAACAACTCCCCCAAGAGTAGAAGATTCCTCAGAGCTGAATTACAAAGATATCCCTCGCTATAAATTCCTTCTGTTCCGTAATAAACGTAAGGGTGAAAGCCCTCAAGGACAAAGCGTCCTCATTGGGGCTTGGAAAGCGTGGCGACTTAAACAATCCCTTGAAGAGTTTCTTGCAGTTGGTGTTGTTAAAGACCTCCAAGGTCTCCCCATTCTTGAGATTCCTGCTGAAGTGATGGATGACAATGCGGACGAGGGTAAGAAAGCTGAGTTTCAATTCTGGCAAAAGGTTATCCGTAACATCCACCAGAATGCTCAAGCTGGACTTATCCTACCTAGCAACGTAGACGAAAGCAATAATAAGCTTTACAAGCTTGGTACTGTAGAAACAGGTGGGCAGAAGGCATACAACGTCCTCTCCATTATTGAGTTCTACCGTAAAGCAATTCTTACAGCACTCTCCGCTCAACAACTTGTACTTGGTCAAGACGGTACTGGCTCTTACTCTCTATCAGAGAATATCTCTGGTGTAACTTCTCTTACTGTTGAAATGTCTCTTCGTGAGATTGAGCAAGTATTGAATCACGATTTGATTCCTCAACTATTTGCTCTAAATGGCAACAGAAAAGATGTTCTCCCTAAAGTACGCTTTGGTGATTTGTCATCTCCCGACCTTGAAACTCTTTCTAAGTTTATCCAACGGATTGGTGCCATCGGAATGCTTCCACGCACCGCCAAGACCATCAACTGGATTTCTAAGCAGGCGAATATGCCAGTTGCTTTTGATGGGGATGAGAAAACAGAAGACATCCTTCCGATGCTAACTGGCTATACGTCTGGAGCTGGTGAAGGCTTAGCTAAATCAGGTAATGGAACAAGTGACTCTGTTGCAACAAAAGACAACTCTACATCTAATCTGGAGAACTAATGGCTCACGAACTTTTTAAGTTACAAGCTAAGTTATCCAATCGTCCTCAACTAATGGCACTGCCTGACTTTGAAGGTATTAATAAATACCTTTCGGGTAGTGCTGATCGAGAAGTTAGGAAGGTTGAACTAAGTGATGAAGGCGAGAGCATGAACTCTCGTTATCAAGTGAGCGAAGAATTCTCTGCTGCTCAGTTCGTCATTGAAGGTCCGATGACTTATCGCCCTGTAACTGTAATGGGTATGGACTGCGGTGGCTTTAGCTACCAACAATTCAAAGCAGACTTCAAGGCTGTAATTAACAGCGGAGTTAAGACTGTTGCTTTCCTTGTTGACTCGCCTGGAGGTGAGGCTCACCAAGCATTTGCTTCTGCTGAGTATGTACGAAAGCTTGCAGATGAGAATGGCGTAAAAATCATATCGTATGTAGATGGAGACTCAGCGTCGGCTGGATACGTTTGGACTGCCATCTCTGACGAGGTGATTGTAGCCCCTAGCTCAGAACTGGGTAGCATTGGAGTGGTTGTGCGCTTGTACAATGACTCCAAGAAACTAGAGCAAGAAGGATATGAGCGAATCTTTATTACAGCAGGGGCGGATAAGGTTCCCTACGAAAACGATGGTAAGTTTAAACAATCTTTCCTAGATGGTATTCGAGATAAAGTTATCGTTACTTACCAAGATTTCGTCAGTCATGTATCTAAATATAGGGGCATTTCTGAGGAAGCTGTCAGAGCAACTGAAGCCAACATGTATCTTGCAGAAGAAGCTGTTGCTTTAGGTTTGGCTGACAAAATTATGAAGGTTGAAGACTTTCAGGATTATTTTACAGAAGTGGCTTTAAGTCGAATTGAAAACAAAGAGGAGCCTATGAAGCCCGCAATCACAGATATGTTTAAACTTAATAAAGGTAAACCGGATATGAAACTAGAAGAACTGCAAGCTGCTCTAGACGCTAAAGATGTAGAGATGAGCGCCCTTGCTACTCAATTCTCTGAGCTTACTGCTCAAATGGAATCCCTACAGGCTGCCCTTGGTGAAAAGGAAGCTGCTCTCTCCGAAGCTCTGACCAAGGCTCAAGCCTCTGAAGAACAAGCCGCTCTGCAAGCCAAAGAAGCCAAACTGAAAGATCGTCAAGCCTCTCTGTTTGCTGCTGGTCTTTCTGAAGAAGACGCTAAATCTCAGGCCGCTTCTCTGGAAGCTCTTGATGACGCCACCTTTGAAACTGTCCGTGCTGGTTTTGCTAAGCAATCCGCCGCTGTTCAAGGTTCTGACCTTTTCCAACAACAAAGCGCCGCTGCAACAGAGGCCGTTGTTGAAAACACCAAGACCGCTGCTGAAGCCGCTGTCGAGGCCACCCGTAAAGCCATGAAAGATCGTGGCATTTAATTACCTGTACTTGTCCCTCTCCTAAAGGAAAATAAACTAATGGCTTTTCAAACTATCTCTGGCAAGCGTTTCAGCGACCTTGTTGTACATGAACTAGACCCGAGCGTTGGCTACTCCCGTAAGAGCGTTAACGTCACCCCTCCGGCTGCTTCTGCTCCTATTAAGCTTGGTCAAGTTGTATTCCGTGCCAAGGCTACCCCCGCTTTCAACAACACCGAAACTGCAACCTTCACCTTTGAAGATGTCACTGCTGCTGGTGAGAACGCGACAATTACTATTGCTGGTCGTGTGATTACCATCACCGATGCCAGTAGCGCTACTGCTGCCCAGATTGCCCAGGCGTTCATTACAGGCGTAACTGTTGGCAGTGCTGCTGTTTCCGGTACTCTGTCTGGTTACACCATTGTTGCCGGAGCTACCGCAGCCGAAGCTGTATTCGCTTCTGCCACTCCGAACACTAACGTAACCGACCTGACCGCTACCGTGGCTGGTGATGCTGGTGCTCTGACTCCAGTCATCTCTCAGGGTGTTGCTGGCAACCAAACCTACGCCGTTATCGCAGACGCAACTGCTCTGGTTAATACCAATGAGTTTGCTGTTATTTATGGTGATCATTATGGTTATAACCCGGAGTTCGTCCCGAACGCTGTTGTTGATGGCGAGTTTAACGCTGTCGGCTTTGTAGGCCATTCTGGTGGTCTGCAACTGAAAGAATACTACATCAAGCAAGTTGCTCAAGACTCTGCTGGTGCCGCCCTCACTGATGTACAGTTTGAAGTTCTTCGTGAACTTCTGGATCAGCAAGGCATTACACTTCTCGTCACTAAGTAAAGTAACCTAAAAAGGATAAGATATAAATGGCTCTAGTAATTAATCGTAATAACCTGAATCAGTGGGTTGACTTTACTGACGTCCTGGCGGAAGTACCAAAAGCTAACTACCTACTGAATGATCTGGGTGTCTTCACCCCCGAGTATTCTAGTCAGAAGACTATTGAAATTCGTCAGAAGGTGGGTAACGCTCATGTTCTGGAAGATCGTAACTGGGATGAACGTAACCAAACCATCGCCGGTGGTGAAGTTCGCTCTCTGCAACTGAAAATCCCGCACTTCCCCCTGGACGATGCAATCACCCCTAACGATGTTGACGGTCAAGTTGCTGTTGAGTCTCTGGCTGCTGCTATGCAACTGGAGAGCGTTGCTAACGTCCGTGCTAGCAAGATGGAAAACCTCCGTGCTGCTCACGACCTGACCATGGAAGTTGGTCGCTGGCAGCTCCTGGTCGATGGTGAGGTGTATTCTCCGAAGGGTACTCTGCGTACCTCCTACGGTCCTACCGTTAACTTCTACACCGAATTTGGCATTTCCCGTACAGAGAGTCAGATCACCACTTTCGCAGGCACTGCTGATCCTCGTGCTCAACTTGAAGCCATCCGCAAGGCTGTTCTGGCGGGTGTTCGTGGTGTGGCTGGTACTGCCCGTGTTGTTGCTCTGTGTGGTACTGACTACTTCAACGCCCTGCTGGCTAACGGTTTCGTTACCAACACCCTGATGTCACTGGATGTTCCTCTGGCCCGCCAACTGCTGCTCGGCAACCCAGAGGCATTCGGTCCCAACGGTATTTATCGTACTGTAAACATCTTCGGTATCACCTTCATTGACGCTGGTGAGGCCGGCTATGATCGTGACGGTACTTTTGTTCCGTTCATCGGAGCTAAGGAAGCTCGCTTCATGCCTGTTGGTATCCGTGGTGCTTTCAAGACCTACTTCGCCCCGGCTAACCGCTTCAGCGCCATCAACCGTCGTGCTCAAGGTAGCTACTGGTATGAATATGCCAACGAGAAGGACGATCTGATTGAAATCATGACTGAGCAGAACTTCCTGAACGCCATGCTGTACCCGGCGTCTGTTGTTCGTAGCTGGATTGCCTAAGTCAGTTAGGTGATTTAAAGGGAGGAGGAGATTTCTCTTTCTCCCTTTTCTATCGGAGAATTAAATGATTAAAGATGATGAAATCCCTGTACTCCTAAATTTCCAATCTCTTGCTCACCTTGCAACTCTTGTGAATCGTGAACTAGTAAAACTAGAAAAGCGCATTGCAGAAGTTGAAGCAAAGAAAGAAATTAAAACCGAGATCAAGATTGAAGTAGAAGAGAAGCAAGAAGTTCCTGTTGTGAAGACTATTCAACAACGTCGAACTTCAAAAGATAAGTAACTTAGTCGGGGAGATTTCCCCTTAGAGGGGTAACGATGGCCGTTTATTTAACTCCCGATCAAGAAAAGATTCTAAGTATGGTAAAAATCCTTCTTGGTGATATTGAAGGAAACCCATACTACCCCATGATGACAGATGAG